GAACCATTTGGTGAACTTAAACTTCACGCAAAAGGTATGTGTCGTAAGTGTTACTATAAATCTAGAAGACCAGTAAGAGAAAAACTTGACCATTGTATCAAGTGTCTATCTAAGTGGGGCTCTCAATCAGAAAAAGGTAAAGTAGTAAAAGAAGGTCCCAAGAATATGTGTAAGATGTGTTACCAGCGTTCTTACAATAGAAGTATATCTTCTGCTTGTAAAAGATGTCATAAAGATATGGGTAAGAAGGTAAAAGGTTTGTGTTCTTTATGTAAGATTGAACTTGACAATATGAGGTCGCCTGGTAAAAGAACCTTGCCTAAGTTTGAAAAGATTAAGATAGACAAAGAGACTAAAGAGATTATGCGTAGATTGTTTAATCGTTACAAGTTTGGTCTGAACACTTTAGTTGACCCGTTCATTGTTACAAATCTTTACCTAGAAGTTTTTTCTGATGAAGTAACTAAAGGTCAAACTGCTTCTAAGACTGAGTTTAATCTTGACCAGTTCGAACAAGAAGACCAAGTGATAGCTATGCTCAAGCTACTAAAAATGGCATACGAAAAAGCCTGATATGATAGAAGTTTGGAGAGATATACCTGGATATGAAGGCAGGTATCAAATAAGCAACAAAGGTCTTGTAAAAAGTTTTAAAGGTAGTACAAAAATCTTAAAACCAAGACCAACAGGTGGATATACATCAGTACAACTTAGCGTTGATGGTGTATCAAAAAACTACTATATTCATCAAATTGTCGCTATGGCATTTTTGAATCACAAACCTGATGGATTTAAACTTGTTATAGACCACATAGATGGATGTAAATCAAACAATGAGCTATCAAACTTACAGATAGTCACAAACAGATACAATGTATCAAAAGGTTGGTCTACTAAAAATAAAACATCTTCATATACAGGTGTCTTTTGGCATAAAACAAATAAAAGTTGGACTGCTCGTATCTGGTTAAAAGAAAATGGTAAAAGATTACAAAAAGATTTAGGATACTTTATTGATGAAGAGTCAGCATCAAAAGCATATCAAGATGCTCTAAAAAAGTACACAAATGAATGACAATCAAAAAACTTATTTGTACTAAGAACTCTCACTACTTTAGACCTGTAAAGACTATCAATAAACGTGGTCTTTACGTTGTTGAACTCGAAGATGAAGTGGCGATGTTTGATGACAAAAAACAGATTTTTACCGTTGATGAGATGTTTGAATCAATCTGTAAACATCGTGAGGCTTACCTTCGTAACAAAAAGATAGAAGCCTTACTAAAATAATATATAGACTATGGAAGAATGGCGAGATATACCAGGATATGAAGGATTGTACAAGGTCAGCGACTTAGGTAACGTTCTCTCGGTAAGAAGAGATAGAATGCTTAAGCCTGGTTTAAGTCACGGATATAGAACTGTAGTTCTTTGTGATGAGGCAAAAAGGAGTACGACAAAAGTTCATCAACTTGTTGCTATGGCTTTTTTAAAGCATAAAAGATGTGGTATGACTAAGGTAGTAGACCACATAGATGGAGATAAAGAAAACAACAAACTATCAAATCTACAGATTCTATCACATAGAGGTAACATACAAAAAGCAGATAGAAAAAACAAATCTTCTAAGTTTACTGGTGTAACTTTTCATAAAGGTAGACAGATGTATAGAGCTTACATAGATGTATCAAAAAAGAATATACATCTTGGTTTTTATGAGAGTGAGGTAGAAGCTTCAAAAGCATATCAAGATGCTATAAAAAAGTATAATCTTATATGAATGGAAGCCGTTGGGTTGAAGACAACTATACCTTTTTAGAGACTTGGTCTAAGCGCTGGAGTCCAAATTATTGGGATGAACTTATATCTTTTTACTGTCTTTATATAGATAGTAACTGGTCTAAGTTTAGTGCTATACCTGACGATGAAGAAAGGCTACGCTTTACTCAGACTTGGCTTAAGAACAACGTTGGCTGGCGTAACTCAGACTTCAATAAAGCCATCAGGGTGAACTCAATGGATGAAGAGTATGACATACCTGAAGAAGCAGAAGATAGCTTCATAGAAGTCACCTGTGAGACTGACAGAGAAGATATAAAAGAGTTTATGCTTGACTTAAACAGAAGGTTCTCAGAGTATGATGTCAATCGTATAATGATGATGCGTAAAATATATTTGACTTTAGATACACATCAACGTGTACTATGGGATTTATATTTTAGCCAGATGCTTTCTATGAGAGCTATAGGAAAAAGATTAGACTTACCGCTATCTGCTGTATATAATATGGTAGTAGAACTTAAAGCAGAGATTAAAAGAAGAATAATATGAAGAAGTGGATAGATATACCTGGATTTGCTTATCAAATAAGTGATGATTGTAAATCAGTAAGAAGAACATCAGATAGGTATACGAAGTTACCTAAGATAGTAGATGGTACAACAGACAAAGGATATACTTGGTTTTTGATGCCATATAATAAAAAAAGATTAAGACTTGGGTTACACCATTTGTCATACAGAACATTTGTAGATGAGAACTTTCTACCAAGTAGAGGTCTTATTATAGACCATATAGACAATGACCAATCAAACAATCACTACTCAAACCTACAAGCAATCAATCAAAGATTAAACGTTGTAAAAGACAGGTACAATAAAAGAAGTTCAAAATATGTAGGTGTCTGTATAGTAAATGCTACTGGTAAATGGACAGCTCAAGTAAAACAAGATGGTGTAAAGTATCACTTAGGTACCTTTGTAAATGAGTATGACGCCTATCTTGCTTATTGTGATAAACTAGAGGAGCTTACTGGTATAAAATTAAAAAGAGATATATGATAGAGATTTTAGGATTAGCCTGTGTTGGTGTTTTGTACATAAACTCAGAACCAACTACAAGACTTAGAAGTCTATATAAAAAAAACGATTGGTTTATGAGGCTCATCAATTGCTGCCTCTGCTCAAGCTTCTGGATTAGCATAATATATCACTTGATTGTATATGACTCACCATACATCTTAGCTTCATCAATCGTAAGCGTCTTAGCTGAACTCATCAGCCAAAAATTAAACTCAGGTTCACTATGATTTGTAAGATATGTAACGAAGAAAAAGAACTAGAAAAGTTCCCAGCAACAAACTCAAAAAAAGGCAAAACATACTACTTAAAGACTTGTTACCCTTGTAGATATAAAAAACTAAAAGAAGATGGCAAAACTGTGGCTTACCATAAAACACATCCTGAGCAATGGAATCTCTATCAAAAAGAGTATGCTCGAGTTAAGTACTATGATTACTATAAAAAAAGAGGACAAGAAAATGAATGATTTATTTAATCGTGTTGACGCAATGATGTCATCACTCGTTGGTAAAGAAAACCACAATCACAATGCTCAAGTCATCAGAGAACTATTCAATCTTCACAATGAAGTTTACCCTGAGAACTTAGAGTTCAGCACTTCGTGTGGTGGTTGTAGACAAAGAGTCTATCAAAGACTCAAACTATGGTGGCAAGAGAATAAACAATCTCAACAAAACTAAACATATAAAAAAAGTAACTACAACAATATGCCGATTGACAAAAACCCAGGTGAATCAAAAGAAGACTTCATATCAAGATGTGTATCTAAAGAGATTGAAGCAGGTAAAGAACAAGACCAAGCTTATGCTATCTGTATCACAAAATATGAAGAGTATGGTACTCAATCTGTTACCGACAACACTTGGTCTACTGAAGCACCTATAAGTATAGAACTTGATTCTTATACAGACTATCCTGAAGGCGCAAAGAACAACGCTCAAAGAGCTTTAGACTGGGCTGAGAAGAATGGTTGGGGTTCTTGCGGTACACCTGTAGGTAAGCAAAGAGCAAATCAGTTGGCTAAAGGTGAACCTATCTCAAAAGAAACTATATCGAGAATGGCTTCTTTTGCTCGTCATTTACAATATAAAGATGTGCCTTATTCAGAAGGATGTGGCGGTTTGATGGTAGATGCTTGGGGTGGACAAGCTGGTATCGAATGGGCTCAAACTAAACTAAAAGAACTAAATATGTCAGAAGAAGTAAAACTGGCTAAAGTGAGTTTTGATTATGACGGTACTGTATCTACAGCAAGAGGTAAAGAACTTGCTAGAAGAGCTGTTGATAGAGGTGATACTGTTTATATTATATCTGCTCGTTCTGACAAATCTGGTTTATTGGCTGTTGCTGATGAACTAAATATACCTTACTCAAGAGTTTATGCTACAGGTTCAAATGGTGCCAAGGCTCTTAAAATAAAAGAGCTAGGTATAGATACTCACATAGACAACAATCGTGATGTCATCAACGTACTACCTGGTGTTGGTCAGATGTTTAAGGCTCAAAGAAGAGTCATCTTTAATGAAGATTTTGATGAGACTACTGTTGCTGACTATATCCAAAAAGGATTCAAAGTTCATATTCGTTCATCTCGTAAGATTCAAAAGAGAGATAGAAAAGTTTGGAACAAATTAAGAGCCGTAGGTCTTACAGAAGATGTGATGGTGTTTGGTGAAGTAAAAGACTTAGACAAAAAGTATGAGTATGATTTACTTATGACTGGTCAAGACCCTATCTTAGAGAGATTAAAGTTGATGGGTGAAGATGGTTCTAAATATAAGATTTTAAGTTCAAGACGTGTAGATTCGATTCAAGAGGCTTTTGCGGCTGAGACAGAACTTATGAAGGATGTAAACTTAAAGTTCATCAGAGTGGTTACCAGATACACCTACGAAGAGATTGCTGGCATACCTGCGGCTAAATCTGGTTCAAGACCTTTTTGTAGTCAACTAAGAAGTACACCAAACAAGATGTATAGTTTAGAAGAGATTGATTCTTTGTCAACAAGACATCTTACTGATATGGGTTTACCTGCTGATGTTTTACAATATAGAGGTGGCTTCTATCGCAATCCTGATACAGGTGTCACTACTGCTGGTTGTAGACACTTCTGGCGTGTAAACGTTGTAGTCGAACAATAAAAGAAAAGCCACTTAATTTAAGTGGCTTTTTTGTTTTCGAACAATCTTTTAATCTTTTGGTCTCTTAACTCACGTTCATACCATTCAGGTAACTCAGTAAGATATGTACCAGTACCACCTTGACTAAACTCTATAGTAGGTGTGCGTTCAAATAAAATAAAAAAGGCACCCTGTTTGAAGAGTGCCTTTTCTTCATCTTGATATATTAAAGTTCTCATAGAACTTATATTTACCCGTTGTAGATTTGTTTATAGTAATTATAGTTGTCGACTACTTCAATGTCAGTAAGCGTTCTATCCCAAAGATTAAACACACCTATCTCACCATAAAATGAGTATGGTGAGTTTTCAATTCTTTGAGTATCACCTCTTTTACCAATAGAGAGTGGTCGAGAGTCAATCTCAAATATGTAAACATCTGTCCCAGATGCTACCTTAACACCATCAACAAAGAAAGACCAAGAGTTAGCATCTTGCTTATATATAGTCTGAATCCAGTTATTGACGCTATTATTAAAACTATAATCAATTTCGTGATACCTCCAATCGCCACCAGAACGATGACCCCAGTAACCAATGGTCGGTAAGATTTGGAATGAATAATTTCTAGGTCTATTTGCTTCATCTAAATCCCACTTACCATATATACCTTGTGTCTGAAGGTCTATACCAAGTGGTGAGCCTACAGTACCCGACATAGAATATGTTTTGAACCAACACTCAACAGTGATGTTCCAACCAGAGACATCAACAGAGCTTCTATCTGTGATTGTCGCATAAGATAGAGTCGCTGAACCGACAAGAGTAGTAGGGTCAATGTTAGGTGTAAACATAAATGATTTACCATTAGGACCCAAAGTGACGCTATTAAATGATGATTTGTTGTCGTTACCAGACAAATCATACCAAAAATCTAAAGATTTATTGTTTGAGCTTGGATTTGAAGCATCAAGCGCTATTCTGTTACCTATAAAGCCTTGTGGTCTAAGTGTTGCTTCTTTTATTATGTCGTTTGTGATTATCATATCTTATGCTTATATTTTTGTTACTGAGTAGTTTACAATCCAGTTGATTGTTTTGCTTGATTCGCCAATCACATAAAGTACAGCGTTACCACCACTTAGATACATATGTGAAGTTGCTGTAGAAAATGCTGTTTTCTCATAAACGTCTGTTGTGCCAACTTGTGATGTAGTTGCGCCATTTTTTGTAAAAACTGCGAATAGTTGAGAACCATAAGCCAAGTCATTTGTTGAATCGTGAGCTGATACAACAGCCTCAATCGAGTAAACTGAATAAGTACCTAAAGAAAGAGTAACCATAGATGTTGTAGCACCATTCGAAGTTTGAACCGTTGCTGATGATGGTAAAGGTAGATTGTCTACCGTACTAAAAGCTGTGTTGATTTTAGTTCTGGCTACTAAACCAGTATCGCCATTATTTATTTGTGTTAAAGCCATATTTTATATTTTCTTTTTAGTCAATCCAAGTCTCAGTGTCAATCCATTCACCAGAATCAGACCAAGCACCTAAAGCCAAAATCCAGTTTGATGTTGGTGCCAAACTAGGTTTTACACCTATCTGGTAACCAGCAAGTATCATTTTTTTTCTTACAGCAGCCCAATCGATTGTACTCATAATCTATATGTTTGATTTAGTTTTGTTTGTTTTTAAGTTCTTGTAACTCTTGATACATCTGTAAAAGTAGGGCTTCTTTATCAGCAATCTCTTGTTCTAAGTTGTCTTCGACTTCATATTCACGAACTTCTATAAGTCCGTTATCATCATAAATCTCGTGTCTTACTATCTTTGTTGGCATATTTTTAATTTATTTTTATACTGTCATAAACACTATTGGTACTACACCAGCTCTAAAAAACAATGATGATTGTGTAAGTGTTGATGGTAGATTAAAAGCTGATGCTGTGTAACCATATGAGTTATATATGGCATTACCCTGTGTAGGTGGGTAACCTATAGGAAGAGTAGCAGCAATAGCAGCAGACCTAAATCCAGGTGTTGATGAGTTACACTGAATACCCTGCCAATAAGTAACACCGGCACTAAAAGTAAAAGTCGATAGAAAAGTTTTATATCCATTTGTAGCTGTTGACAAGTTTGTACTTTCTACAAGTTTATTAAGTGGTTTGCCATTAAGGTCACTGTATATGTATATTCTTGCGTTGTTGCCTGTAAGTGATGACATCTCATAAGAAAATGAGGTGACAACGGTTTCTCTAGCAAAAACAAATGGTGCTAAAAATATACTATTTGAGGTTATTGCGCCACTACCTATACCTGTAGAGTTTGTAACGATAGGCGCAATTATGTTACCAGAGAAAAACAAAGAACTAAGTATATTTGAACCACTTACACCTGATGAACCTGAAGTACCAGAAGTACCTGACACACCAGCAGAACCATTTTGACCAGCAGGACCCTGTAAGCCAGGGAATCCTCTATCACCTTTGTCGCCTTTGTCACCTTTTCTACCATTTATACCTGAAGTACCATCTTGACCATTTACGCCTGATGAACCATCTTGACCTGATGAACCAGAAGAACCTGAAGTACCATTTAAGCCACGAGGACCCGTCAAGCCAGTTCTACCTATATCACCTTTAGCACCATCACGACCAGACGTACCAGATTCACCTGAAGTACCAGAAGTACCAGATTCGCCTTGAACACCTTGTAAAAGACTTCTTATATCAGTAGCCAACTTAGCATCTTCTTCAGCTGAAGCCAAGTGTTCAGTCTTACTGTCTATCTCTTTGATGTATCTACCATCTGATAGTTTTTTATATATGTAGTTCTTTTCTGTCATACTTATTATATTCTTTTTAGTTCAGATTGTTTATGCTGAAGGTGGTACAGGATACCAAGGTGTAGGTGTACTACCTCCACCACCGCCACCTGTTGTAAGTGTATGATAGCCTTTTGTATATTTAAGGTAGATGTCCCAATCAATCGTCTCAGAAGCATCACCTGTCAAAATCATTCTTACAGATTGAGTACCAGCCGCAGCAAAATCCATCTTTACAGCCGCAGAAAAGTCAGAGTGGTCTGTTATATCAATCTGGTTTTGTATCTTTGCTAAAGTAGTACCTGTATGTCTAAATCCACCAAAAGCCTTAGCAATATATCCTTTAGAACAACTTGCGTTTACAGCCGTAGCCTGAACATCTAAAAAGCAAGTCTCACCAGCATTCATAGGTATGATGTCTAAAGTATAAGTAACAGCACCTGACATAGTAAAAGACAAGTAAGCATTGAAGTTTACTGACTCAAGTCTTGGTGATTGAGTTGAACCTGTGATACTATAGTAGTATCTGTCACCTCTTGCTTCTGTATAGTAGTAGTTGTTTACGCCACTTTGAGAAGCTTGAATCACTGCTCTTACACCATCATATGTGTTGTTTTTAATGAGTAGGTTTTTAATCATCTTGCTTTCTTATTTAGTTCTTTTAGTTCTTTTGTAAGCTCATTTAAGGCTTGTTTAAGCTCATCAAACTTGTCGGTCAAGTTGGCGTGCTTATTTATGTGGTCGTTCTGTAAGATGTCAAGTTTGTTCTTTGTCTCGTATGTAAGAAGTTTTACTGACTTCAAATCATCCATCGTAGATTTTAAGAAGTAACCAATGATTGTAAGCATCACACCACCAATCAAAGTCAATATATCAATCATCGCCATATTAAGATAGGTACTTTTTTAAGAACTTCAACTCTTCGAAAGTCAAGTCTTTATATCCGTCTTCTAAGTAGATGTCTGTATCATATTGTCTGTTTGACGGATACATATCTTTTGAAGCCGCATTGTAAAGTGGTAAACTTATTGAGTTGTCGCAAATAAAGTTTACACATCTAGTGTTCCAGAACTCACCTAAGTTCTTCATCTCTTCTCTAAGATACTTCATCTCAGATAGGTCAGAGTTTGTAGTGTTCTCAGAGTTTGTTTTTACAACACCAGCGTTACGAATCTTCAAATAAAGATGAGGTAAAGCCATATAAGTTGTCCAGTAAACTAAAGACTTAGACACTAAGTCAAGTAGTTGCCATTCAACAGCAGAAAAAGTAGCACCTGACCCACTGATGTAGTTACTTGTCTTAGTCATAAAGTCATTGTATAAAGGCGTACCTAAGATGTCTTGTGAATAAACATCTTGTGCGTTTGATACAAACGGATATATCTCATCAACGTCGATTGACTTACCAAGAGGTGAGTATGTTTTTAGATAGTTGTCATCTATAAAAAGTGAATCAGCCATATTTATTGTTCTATAATTTTTATTGGTACGATAGGTTCAATCTCTACTCTAGCAACACCATTGTAAACCAAGACGTGCTTGAACGAATCAAGTACAAGTTTTCTCTCTGGTTTAATCACCATTGCGTCAAAAATCTCCCAAGACTGTAGTAACTCAGATGAGTAGCCAAGTTTACCAGGTGTTTGTATACCTAAAAGTTGAGGATGTGCTCTGTGAGCCGTGATGATTTGTTGAACGATTTGGTCTGCCACTTGTAATAGACGAGCATCTATATTTGTAGCATCTAAAGTATCGATGTCTGGTGCTAAGTCTTTACCATCAGAATATAAGATGATTGCTTTACCAGCGTTCTTTGCGCCACCGTGTTGAGCTTTGATTGCTTCAGAGTTCATTCTACGCTCTTCAGGTGAAGGCTTCTTGTAGAACTTAAACACGATTGAAGGTGAGAAGCCATTGTTGATAGCCGCCAAGTTGTACTCAGCCATTAAACCATCAGCTTTAATCCATCTTAAAGCAGAAAAGTAAGTAGGTAAAGAGTAGTAGTCCATATTGTTGTCTTCACGTTTGATGAACACAAGTTGTCTTACAGCATCACCATTTGGGTCATAAGCTTGAATCTCTTTAGGTGGATACTGCTTTATATTTGACCAGTTCTCAGAGTAGAAGTATGAGTTTATGTTACCATATTCATCTCTTTTACCTGATGCGATACGAGAAGCATCAATCCAGTTCATATCAACGATACGAGTTCTATCCATAGAATAAATCACCTCGTAGCAAGAGTAACCAAACGTTTGTTGGTCACGAGTAACAAGCCAAAAAATCTTGTCGAGTTTGCGCCAGAAAGGCACTAACTTCCAATTGCTGACAATGAACTGGTTTGATAGTTCTCTCGTAGAGTCAAACATAAAACCGTTACCAGCGATTAAGTTTGTTTTAGACTCAATGATTGAATCGTGTAAAGAAGAAGAGTTACGATACTCTAAAAGGTCTAGTGGGAACTGATTGTGTTGACCATATAAAACATAGTCATATCCTTTTTGTTCTTTAGGTTGAGGTATCTCTATGTTACGCATATTGATAGTCTCAAAAATGTCTTGACCTGGCACCTTTGCTGGTTCAGGTTGTTTGTTGTTACCGAAGTTGAATAGTGCCATATTTAGCGTTTAAGGACTTTTATGTTTTTAGCAGGTCTGTCTAAAGTAGTCCAAACTTTAGATTCTTCTATAAGTGCTTTACCCGTCTCAAGCACTGTTGTACCCGCAGTCACTACATACGACCACATACCTGGTCTCATATCTACTTTTGGTGTGAATAGGTTCTCTGGTGTGCCTACGATTACTTCAAATCTTGACCACTTGTTGTTCGGTTGTAAATCAGTCGGGTAGAATGATTTTACTTCACCTGATACATCATTTGTGAAAGTGAATAAGAAGCTAGCCGTAGAACCATATGCCATTGACTCTCTGAGAGACATCCAAATAGATTGTGTTACGCCTGGTGTAAAGTATATCATTGTTTGCGGTTACTTTATTGATATGGTACTAAAAATATATTTTGTTTTTTATTTGGTAGATTAGAAAACTTGCCGTATATTTGTAAGACAAAAGAGATAAACAATATAAAACTTAAAGATATGAACAACGTAGTAAAAAACCTGATTGACGTAAAAGTAACCTTCTGTGGTAAAGATGCTCAAGGTGAGTACAAAAATGACTGGACGTTCAAAGTGTCAAAGTCAATGGCTGACCAAATCGAGAATGGTGACAGAGAAGACTTCTGTGGCTACGTTGTGAGCACCTTGATGCGTGTTGCTGGTAGAAAGTTTGAGACGATGGCTACAAGAGCTTACATCACTGACAGAAACATCAACGTCATTGATTCATACAAACAAGGTACAATCTACTTCAACGATTTGTCATACTTTTTTCCAGAAGGTCACGAAAAAAGCAACTTCTAAAAACAAAAAGACCATCAACTGTTTGGTTGATGGTCTTTTGAGTTTTAATCGTAGTGATTAAGATTATGCTACTAAAGCAGTTACGATACCAGGTGTTACACCAGATGAACGGTCTTGTTCGAATCCTTTAAGAGTAAGAACGTAGTTTGAACCGTCAGCTTTAGCTGTACCAGAAGTTGAAGTAGATTCAGATAAGTACATACCTTCTACTTGTCCTGGATACCAGAATAAACCGTTTGAATCTTTAATGATTACTGCTAAATCTCTCTGAGTCAATAAACTCAAAGTATTTCTTTTACTTACGTCTCTTCTTGGGATAGTAAGTGTAAGCGTTTGTTCGAATAAAGCCGAACCTGCTTCTACTGACTTCACTAAATCTTCTGTGAACGTAGCTGAGTTACGATTGAACTCAAACTCATAGAAGTATGATGCTGAAGCCATAGTGATTGATGATACGGTACCACCAGATTGAGTAAATGATACGATGTTGTCAAAGTCTGTTAAATAAACTTTAGTCAAACCACCGATGTTGTTAGCACAATCCTTAGCAATCCCGCCTGAAAATGTTACACAAGCCATATTGTTTGTTTTTTTATTTTATATCCTCAGAGGATTATGCGTAAAGTACGATTTCGTTACCGTATAAGTAGTTCACACCAAACTTCAATGAAGTTGCGAATCTCTCAGTTCTAGCACCAGAGATGTTACGTTGAGGTATGATGATGATGTCATCCCAGTCAGATACTAAATCTGTCAAGAAGAACACTTTGTCAGAGTTGAATGCTACCATTTGTTTAGCGTTCAAAGCTGAAGTAGGTATCAATCTGTATCCTAAGTAGTTTAATTCTTTGTCACCTACTAAGAACAATCCACCAGTTGTTGATGCTTGTGCTTGTTTGTAAGCGAACGCAATCTCTTGAGATACGAAGATTTTGAAGTTTGCTTGAGAACGAACTTCAGCAGGTACTGCGCTTAATAATCTGTTCAACTCACCTACAACGTTTGTAGATACGATAGAAGATGCTGTAGCACTTACGTCAACTACATCAGAATCATTTGTAAGTTGTTTGATTAAACCATCACATAAAGAGAATGGGTAAGAAGCAGTTGCTGTGTTACCTTGGAACATCACCTTCTCTAAATCAGAAGATACTTTTTCTGCCACGTAGTTTACTACGAAGTCAGCGTAAGATGTAGGTACAACTTCTTCGTTGTTTGAGCCTGCTCTCAACTGAGCTGACAAGTAGTTTGCTTCGAAAGTTGTTGCGCAATACTCTAAGTTTACCTTAAGGTCGCAAACCTCCATAGTTTTTTGGTTCAAAGAACCTTCGCCAGTTGACGAGAATGAACAATCTTCTGCTTGAAGGATGTTACCTAAGTCAGAGTAAGCCAATTTGATTTTAGACTTTACGTTTGGTACCAAAGTCAATTCGTTCTTAGCTAAACCTGTAGTAAGAACTTTTTTGAAGAATCCTTCAGCGTCCTTACCGTAAAATGTTGTGTTATCTGTTAAAGCCATTTTAAGTTTTTTATTTTTTGTTGGTGCGGTTTACTACACCTTTATAGATATGGTATCTGATACCGTTTTTGTCCAAAACAATTTTACTTTTTTACATATAATAAGTATGAGTTTTAGAAAAAGAGATAGATACCCTAAGTATCTTTATGTGATTTATGAAGGCATAAAGCCTTTGTATGTAGGTGTTACAGCCTTACCAGTAGAGACAAGATTCTCAAGTCTTTATAGGTCAAAATATATTATGGACAACAAGCACAAACTTACATATCGTGTTGTTGATATAATCAAAACAAAAGAAGAGCTTGTAAAAGAAGAAGAGTTGATACTTCACTTTATATCAAAAGGTGAAACCTTAGAAAACAAGGTGATATGTGCTGGCGCTGGTCTACCAACAGGCGATTCATTTGTCAACACTAATCATAGTAGATACTTACCAAGAAAAATAAATGGTGATAGTAGGTCTGTAGGTAACGCAAAAAGATTGTTACTAAAAGGTCATACAAAAAAATCGTCTGTCTTAGAGAGACCACAAAAAATCCAGAAAATCAAAGACCTTCTGGATTCTGGTTTAAATCTTTTTCAAATCTCAAAACAGCTTGATATGGATTATGGTAACCTTTATAGATTCCATAAAAAGTATATTATCTGTTCTTAGCGAACTCTCTGATACGAGCCTCTACTTTAGAGAACTTGTCATCCATTTTAGGTTCAGCTTTTGTGATTGATTTTGTAGCCGCAGTCATAGAGAACTTCTCTTCAACTTCTTTTTTGAACTCACTCATCTTTTCTTCTTTTTGACCTACAAGTTCTTTTAATCTTGTTACCTCATCCATCAACTCAGCAAATCTTGCGTCAATCATAGAAGATACTTCTTCAGCTGTGATAGCCATAGATGTAGCAGGTTCTTCACCAATCATCTCTTCATCTTTTTTCTTTTTAGAAGCTTCTTCTTCTACAGACGATACTTGAATCTCTACAACTTTACCACCTTCAGTAGTTACGATTGTACCATCTTCTAAGACGTGGTCAGCATCTGGTGCTGGTTGTGTAAGAGCTTCGTCAATAAATATAGCAGTACCCATACCGAACTCACCATCCCAATAAACAGTAACACCATCTTTAAGAACGGCTGTACCTAGTTTAATTTGTTTTTCCATTTTTTGTTCTTTATTTTTTAATGCTAACTCTAAGTCAGCTAGAATCTCAACTGAGAAGCCTTTTACTTCATCAGTCTTTACCTTGTCAATCCAGAATGATTCATCTTTTATTTTTACACCACCGAACCAGGTGCCTTCAGGTAAGTCAAATCCCATATTGCGTGACTTGTCTTGTTCACCATCAATCATCCAGTTTTGAGTAACAAATGCCTCTACCTTTTGGTCGCTGTGTTGAAAGTTTATATTCTTGTTGTTTAGGTCTTCGTTGAACTTAGAAGCAATCTTCTCAATCTCTTCTTTGCTGAATCTTACATAGTACTCACCCATCTTCTCATCGTGTCTGTAAATAAGTTTGTTTGGTATCAGAAAAGGACCGTATAAAAGTTGCTTTTCTTTGTCTACTTTGAATGATAGTTGTGCTTGACTTGATAGTTTAATCCAGTCGACACCAATCGCTGGTTCATCGACAAGTGATATAAATCCTACACCTTGTGAGTCGTCACTTAGTTTGATGTCATAGATAGGTAGTTCTCTCATACTTTATATGTTTATTTTTGTAAAATTGTTTCTTACCCAAAGGTGGCGTTACTCTCTAAGGTAGATACTCTTCTTTGTGAATCTGTTATGTCACTCTCAAGAACATAAACTCTTTGAGGTGGTTGAGGATTTAATGCCGTGCCTGTCGCACCAGCACCACCAGGTGAACCTAAAAGATTTTGATTGAATCCTGTAAAGCCACCAGCAGAAGCGTTGTTCATAGTATCTTGACCACCAACAGCCGAGTTGGCGCCTGCTGATACGTTTGTGTCTATAGGCGCAACAGTCGTACCACCAGCATTGAACTGTTGTTTACTTATGGCCGCAACTTGAACAGCAGTCAAAGCCGCAACAGCACCTGCTAGGATACCACCTACAATCGGACCCGCAATCGGACCCAAGGTCATGGCACCTGTAAAAGCAGTAACAGCACCTTGTAAACCAGCAATGACTGCTTGAGCGATTCTAAACTTCTTGTCTTGTTCAAAGGCTTCTTTTTTTAGCTTCAACTCTTGAGCCTTAGCCGCTCTATCAGCTTTGTCTTGATTCTTATTATATGTGTCAGTGATTGCTGATTGAGCATCTCTATACTGTTGTTCTGTGATTAAACCTTGATTAAACTTTTCTTGTAAAGCCGCAATCTCTTCGTTGTAAGCAGTTGTTTGTATATCCTTTTGAGTGTTTGTGGCAATCTGTAGGTTGTCTAAATCTTGCTGTAACTGAGCCTGATTGGCTTGTGAAGCCGCTTGTAAAAGTCCACTGATTGTAGAACCAATGGCTTGAGCATAAGCACCTACAGCCTGAGCCGCTGTATCAAACTTAGTTTTAGATAGATTTAAGAACTGTTCTGTCGCAGTTGATAGAGTATCGATTGTATCAATCCAACCTTGAGTTGCGGGTCCTCTTAGTTCATCAAAAGAAGATTTAAGAGCACCTACAAGTTTAGTAAGTTCTTTTATTCTATAGGCATTTACATCATCGATAGACTTCTTTTGTATATCACCGTTTTGCTTTGTGTACTTTTGTTCAATCTCTTGAATCACAACAGCAGTCTCAAGTGCTTTGTTTGCTTTGAACTTATTTACAAGTTCAGTAGTATCAAACTCTTCACCAAAGGTCTTTTTAAGGTAGTCTTCAAAAATGGCTATCTCTTGAGTAGTCTTGTCTTCAAGTTCTTGAAGCTCAAGCCTTTTAGCACTCTCATTATATGATAGTTGTAAAGCCAACTTTTGCTCTTGTAACTTCTCAAATGAATCAAGTGTAAGATTGTTGTTGTCAATCTGAATCTGAAGTTGGTCGATAGTAATAAGTTTTTCTCTCTCAGCAAGTGCTTCTTTTCTATCAGCCGTGTTGTTGTCACCAAAAGCAATCTCACGATTTAAGGTATCGTTGATTGTTTTAAGTAGAACAGCCTGGTCTTCTCTTAGACGAACTTCTTCTTTTACAGTTGCTTCTGTGTTTAGTTTACTAAGTTTAGCCGCTTCAGCCTCAGCATCAGCCGCTTCTTTTCTTAAACCTTCTTCAATCTTTTTCTTTTCTTTACCAATAAGTTTAGAACCTTCAACAGCCTTAATCTCTTCTGCTAAAACTTCATTGATTTTCTTTTTCTCTGCGTCAAGTTCTACCTTTGCTCTATCTTCAATAAGTTTTTGAGCGTTCTTAGGGTTACGTTCTGATTTAAGTGCGGCTTCAAACTCGATTCTTGCTATCTCATCTGCTTTAGATTGTTCTATCGCAATAAGTTCTTTTTTACCATCTTCGGCATTTTTTCTAGCATCTTCACGAGCCTTCTTCAACTCTTTTGCTCTTCTCTCAGCTTCAGCCTTTTGTTCAGCAACTCTCTTGGCTTCTTCTTCTGCTTCTTTTTTGTCAGCCTCAGCTTTGATTCTAAGTTGCTCAGCCAATGATTGTTCTAAAGCAGTTCTTTGTGCTTTAAGTGCGGTTGTAAAGTCAGCAAGGTTTTTACCATACTGTTCATCATCTGCTTGTTCAGACTTCTTAAAGAACTCTTGTTGTTTATTAAGATAGTCAAGATAGTAACGAGTCAAGATTTGTTGTCTCTCTAAAGCCTTTTCTTCTTCAGTCAAAGTAATCTTAGTAATCTTACCAGTCTCAGCATCAACGATTTGTTTAGTCTTACTATCAACAAGTTTAAGTTCTGCGTTTTTTCTATCAGTCAAGTTTTGTAACTCTTGTTGACCCAACTTATATTTTACAGTAACAGATTCTTGAGCACTGCCTATATTCACACCGAACTCATCAAACTGAGCAACTTCACGAATCTCTTCTCTTGTAGAAGTAAACTCATTTTTATACTTAGTAAAGTTTTTTAGTAACTCGTCATTGCTACTTACTTGTCTCTCAACGTTCTTCTTGGCAGACTCTTCTTGGAATCCATTTACTTCATCATTTAGTTTTCTAAGTTCTTCAGTTCTTTTCTTCTCATCGGTGATTGTAGCAATCTGTGCTTCTCTTCTTGCTTTATATAAACCGATTAAGTCATCATTTTGCTTTTTAATCAAACCGTTTTGTTCTCTGATACTTGAGTTTAGTTCATCAGCATTTGAAGCCGCAGTCTCAGATTCACCTGAGAAAATGACTAAAGCGCCAATAAGAGCAGTCAAACCAACTAAAATCAAACCTATAGGATTGGCAGCTAAAGCCGCAGAAAAGCTACGAGTAGCCACAGCCGCACCAGTAGAAGCAACAGCCTCACCTTCTAAAGCAACAGTACTTGCCACAGTTGCCGCAGTGTTTACCGCAGTTGCTTCTGTGTTGGCAAGTGTAAGATTAAGACCTAAAGCGGCGGCAACGTTACTTAAATCTTCAGCCAAAGTTTTAGCATTTGTTGCGATTGTACTTGCGCCTAAAGCCAAAGCCAAGGCTTGTTGAGCCTTTACTTGAGCCTCTGATACTTCTTCACCTTCAGCACCGAATAAAGCAAAGGCTGATGTAGCAATGCTAAAACCAGCAGTAACAGTAGAAGCCAAAGCACCAACAGATTGACCCAACTCAGCGATACCTTTATTAAAGTTTGTAGTCTCTTTATATGAGTTTACAAACTCTCTTTGTAAGGTCTGTGCTTGAGTAGATAGCTTCTCAAAAGCATCAGAACCAATCGCAACGTTCTTCAACTCATTTCTTGTTGCGATTAAAGCCTGTTCTATTTGACTTACTGTGTTTACTGCTTGGTCGACACCATTTATTTTGACGTTTAGAGAAAAATCAGCCATTTATATCTTTTTATTTTATAGGACGTTCACCAGTCTGTGGTATGAATAAGTACACAACCATTGAATCGTGTTTGTTGCTGTACCTTGACACTTTATATTTAAGCCAGCACTATCAGAACCAATCTCTACTGTAGGTATAGTACCTGTGAATGAACACCACTCTAAAACGATAGGTGTGCCAATCTCGTGTAAGGTCAAAGAAGCATCAATCGAATAAACACCACTAATCTCAGCAGAATAAACTAAAGAAGCATCTGCGATGTCAGTTGCCATCACATGAGCTTTTACTTGAACTACTTCACCACCTATAGAATCATCATACCAAGCAATCTGTGATAGGTCATTCATTAAAGCATTTGATGTTCTTAATCTACTTTGTTTAGTAATCCAGTCAGAGTTGATATATTGAGTTGAAGCATCATCAGATACACCTCTTACAGCCAATGAACCACCAGCAATAACTTGATTTGATTCATAGTTTGTTTTAGAGTAACCTTTACCTAAGTGAACAACATCTGAGATACTACCTGCTAAAGTAACATCTGAACCAGCAATCACAACTGCTTTAGAGTTGTTTGAAGTACTGATGTTTTGAGATGCGATTGTAACGTTGTAGTTTGTAGTACCTGAACTTGTAACACCTCTTGAGTTTAGATTTAAGACTCTATCTTTATTCACGTTTGATGTAGTATCAATCTCGATAGGCGCACCAGCAGATGAAGCGTTGTTTGTTATGATGATACCACTATCAGTATCTTTTAAGATTAAGCCAGCATTCGCATCGATTGTACCTATAGTTGTAGATGAACCACCTAAGTATAAGTCCTTCCATCTCAATGAAGTAGTACCTAAATCAGTAAAAAAACTACTGTTTCTTGATAGTGAGTTTGCTGAGTAAGTAGAACCAATCTGTATATCTGGTGAGTTAAAAACAAATATACTTGCGCCAGTACTTGAACCTGTACCACCTATAGAAAGCGGTACGATACCATTTGAAGTTCTGACATAAACTTTGTCGTCAGTTACGTTTACACCAAACTCACCTACATAAAGGTCAGTTGCCAACCAAGTCTCATCGGTGTGGTCATTTGATGTTGGTACTGTAAAGACCGCACCACTCGTTGAGATAGCGTGGTTTATTATTCTTGAATACTGTTCTATTTTAGCCATATCTTATTATGTTTTTATTTTATTTGTTTGTTTATGATAGTGACCTAAAACTATCTGCTTGTCTGATGACCTGAGCCACAGATTGAGAACCTGTGTTTAAGGTAAAGGCACCTGACAAGTTTGTTCTTGGATTAGGATTCACAGTTGTTGTGATACCTAGTTCTTTTACATCTGGTAAGATAGAATCGATACCAGCGTTGATGACATTCTCATAAGTAGATGAACCACCTTCAATCACGATGTCTTCACCACCATTTACTACGTTGATTGTAGTAGAACCAGATTGTCTTATGACAGCAACGTTGAAGCCACCATTGATGACGTTTGATTTAGAGATTGCGATACCATCTTTATATCTTATGTTGTTGATATAAGTTACATCTGATTCAGCAACATACTTTTTGTCTGTACCAATCATATTCACGTTTGTTACGTTACCTACAACATAGTTACCATTGCCTGATGAGATATGTACGTTCTGAGCACCTGAACCGATTGCGTTCTCGTTACCATTTACTTTTACGTTTTTAGTACCGGGTCCTACATAGTTTGACAAACCATTTGTTTGAACTGTTGAAGAGTTTGACAAGTTTACACCAGGTGTTGTGTTCTGGTAACCAAACTGAGGTTTTTTCTTTGAAGGTGCTATCTCTATCACTTCACCAAACACAGGTCTTGTTGTATCTCTTACTTGATAGAAAACAGGATTGGCAAAGCCATTCGCATCTGTGATGACAGACCTTCTTGAATACTTAGAAGGCGATTTAAGTTTTAAGAACTCACAAGTAGTCATACCATCATTTACTGGGTCATAATCTATAATCTTTTGAAGTCTAAGGTAGTGACCATCAATCACATAGATTTTTCTAAAGTCTAGATTATAGATGTCTTTATTCAACAGCCTTAGTTTAGCCACAATCACTTTAGATGACGGGTCACTAATCTCGTTGATGAAGTTTGACCAGTACTTATTGTAAAGGTTCTCATTTGTCCATCTTGCGTTGTCCCAATAAACAAAGTCACCTTGCTCCATATTGTACCAGTTTATATCGTACTGTGGGTCGATAGGTGAATCAACTGTACCAGCATAAGGATATGTTGTGTAAACAGAAGATGTAGCTGATGATGTGCCAGCAACCGCAACAGATGACAACATCTCCCATCCTACTTGAGCACCTTGAGCGTTGTTTAGATTTATGATATACATACCTCTTTGAGCAGTGTAAGGTCTTATACCACCCCATATCAACATACGAGGCAGTGAGTTTGATACTGGCTTAGCCGCACCGTTTGCTTCTTTTTGAATAATCGCAGGCATCACAACATCTGAACCATCAGGATTGTTTATCATCATAGTTGTGCCTAAAGGTATCTCAATCTTTGATTCATTCTTTAAGAAGTCATTGTTTACTTCTTTAGTGTACTTAGAATAAGAACGACCTCTATCTTCTTTGAACTTTTTGTTCCAGAAGTCATTTTCTTCTTTGTTTTGAAAAGTATAGTACTTAGCAATCAGCTCACCCATAGGTATGATGTCTACTGAATCTTTGTCTACTTTAGAAGACCAATCAACATAATCTGTGATACCACCTGAACCTGTCTTATAGTAAGTATCACGAGGTTCGATATAATAAAGTCTCTCAATCTGTTTGTCTGATTCAATATGTAGATTAAACATCTTGATGATAGATAGTAAAAAGTCTTTACAAGCCATATCTCTAGGCAAGATAGAACTTACAGGTATCTGTGAGCCTTCTGATGCTGTAGAGTTTGGATTTGATATAATGAATGAAGAGGCTTCAGTTCTAAAGTAAAAGTCAGCCAAGATGTCTGTTCTCTCAAACGGGTCATCATTGCCTGGTGGATTGTAAGTCTCGTGAAACCCTATACCTGACTTATTTGTTGCGGCTGAAGAACCTGAGTACTGACCTGATTTTGCTTGAACGTAAGATTGAACTTGTACCCATACTTCATCACCTTCAGCAAAATAAGTTTTACTTGAAGGCACACTTAAAGTAGTGTTCTCCCAAGAAGCAGGTTGGTATCTACCAAACCACTTCCAGTTTGGATTGTTTGATGCGTAGACAGCATTGCCATTCATATCAAATGATTTACCTGAAGAACCAATCTCTTCAACAAAGCCGTTACGTTTTCTCATAATCTTTGAGATTATGTAGATACCTGTGTTGTTTTGACCTATCGGCCCCGAAGGATTATTAAACCATGCTCTTGGACGATACTCATATAAAGGGTCGTTTGGTACAAAAGAAGCCGTACCGTTTGCTGAGCTACCTTCGTATCCATTCATATCAATCCAAGCACTTATTTTAAGATTGGCGGTCAAACTATATTCACCACTCTCTTTTACAATCCATTTATATTGTGTCTCATCCCAGTTCTTTACAGAAGCAGTAGAACCTGGCGCATCATAGTAAGATACAGTTGTGCCAAACACACCACCATCTTCTTTTTTAAATGGTACATAGTTTGCGCTTGTTTGAGGTGTCAAAGTAACTAAAGAAGATGTGTAAGCAGGATACAAATAAGTTTGTACTGGTTTGCCTGTGTTGATACCGGCCAACTTGTTTAAGTATGAACTTGTCAAACCTACACAAAACTTTCTATCATTCAACTCAGAAGGTGTCAAGTCATAAGAAGTTTTCTTTTGTGTAAGAATAAGTCTTTTGAAGAACTCAGAGTTTAAGAACGTAGATTGATATGTAGAGTTTGTCTCACTCATAATCTTGTCGAAGATACCTTTTACATAAAAAGCAGGTGCCATATTTGTAACAGCAAAAGAGTTGTAGTCATACTCATCGCCCCAAGATATAAGCGGGTAAACATATCCTTTACCTGTAGCAGTTCTTTTGTAACAGAATGATTCAAAAGGCGCAGCATTAGGTACAGTCACAGAAGCACCTGAGTTCATTAAAGCAATCGGATAGAAGTAGTTTACAACAAACTTAGTCGCACTGATTCTTTTAGTTACAACCCATTCACCTTTAGCCGCAACTAAGTAAGCGTAACTTGTACCACCACCTGATGAGCCAACAGTGCCTGTATAAGGATTGATATAAACCCAGTCATCTTCAACTAAATTATGAGCAAAAGCAGTCTCAACACCTAAGCGACCTGTTGTAGCATCTCTAAATAAACTTACAATCCTTCTGGCTGTACCATTTGCGATTGAAGTGTAAGAAGAACCATTTGACTTTTTATTTACACCATACCAAGAGTTTTCTATATTCTGTTTAGACCAAGCGTGGTCCCACTCAGACATATCTAAGTCAGCAAGTTTAGTTGTACCTACATCATAGAATAAAGAAGTCAAGTCACCATTTAAGGCAATCTCATATTCGATGTTACCATCTTTGTCTCTTTTAATCTTTTTAAGTTGTAGGTTACCCTTCATCACTTGAACACCATCATTCATCACGATACACTCTTTTCTAAGATTAGGATTAAAGCCTTCATAAACTGTAGTGTTACCGATTGTAACCCAGCCATCTTGACCTATCTCATAAACGTGAGAAAAGATTCTGTTGTTGTTCTTTGTACCAGGTATAGTGATTGTTTTAGACCACGATGTTCTTCTTTTCTCTGGCTCACGAATGTCTAAGATAGAGAACGTGATAGGTATAGGTACAGAATCATAAAGGTCTAAGGCTAAACCTGAAGCGCCGTTTTTATTTGCTGGTCTTACTACACTCACAAAGCTATCTGATATAATCTCATTAGGATTCTGAACTACTCTATATGAATATGTCTCTGTTGGTGTACCTGTACCATCTTCTAGGATGGCAGCGTTGTATGGTCTATGAAAAAGTATAAGTTGTGTTTTATTCATTATCCTCTGATTGTGTTTTTAGAATAAGCCATTTGATAGTTCAAACTATACTCAACTGGTCTACTTGTTTTTTGTTTTACCTCAATCGCATTGTCTGAGATTGTTACAGGCAATATATCAAAGGTTGTATCTTTGTAGATATAAGCACAAAGTTGTCTTGGCGGGAAGTAAGAACCGTAAGTCGCACCTACATCTACTATGTTACCTACTATAGAGGCAATCTGGAATCTACCTATAAACTCAGCGTATCCTGGTATATACTCTGGTATCACCATAATATAATCACCAACACTTAAACCTGTAGTGTCATTTACCCAGAAAAGAACTCTACTATCAGGCGAACCTGTGTAAGTGCCTGCTTCATCATAGATGCGAATCTCTTGAATCTCAGGTCTTCTGTAAGTCCAAACATCAGGTGACAACCACATCTCATACAACCACTCAGACATATCTTGTGAGCAATAAGTACTGACTCTGTGTTGTTCTTGAGCTGAGATTTTGTAAGTAGTTGTGCTTCTATCACCTACAGTATAAGACCAAGCATTTGATATGTTACGACCTAAAGTTTTCTCATATGTTTTTCTATCGATTGCGTAGTTTTTCTGGTTACGGTGATAGAACGTAAAGTTCTCGATACCACCTAAAAGACCAACAAATCCTAAACGAGTTGTAAAGATTTTAGGGTCTCTTAGTTTGAAGGTAAAGACTTCTGATTGTTTTACACTACCATAAGAAAGCCATATCTTGTAAGAACTTATATCTTGGTTGATTACAGGTGTGTTGTATATCTTATTTATATTTAAGGGTCCGACAGCAAGTCTATATCTTCTCACGTTTGTAAGAGTACCTGAAGGTATCCAAGTCTCTAAACTTGTACCATCTTTGTAAGTCCATTCAATATACAATCTGTGAGCTGAGGTCATTGGTTGTAAACTAAGAAAATCTAAGTAGTAAGAATCATTGTAGGTTACTTCTACTTCTCTAGGTGAGTTTGTCAAAAATGATTTAGAAGCAGTTGCTGACGCAGTACCCATTAAGTAGTTTGTGTGATTGTAAGCAGGATAGTCTTCATAGTCAAAGGCCGCCTCATAAACATAAAAAGTAGTTGATGTTGCTAGATTAGGATACTGAAGAACTGTACCGTCACAGTTTAATGAGCTGTCATACTCTTCACCGAATCTACAGTAAACTGATAGCGAAGCAGAAGGCGCAGTAGAAGAAGCACCTAAAGTGAAGGCAGTAGAAGTGTTCGTAACACCAAGTGTTGTGATATAATCTTGTAGAACTCTACTTAATAAAAAGAATCCGTAACCTGTGTTTGGGTCAGGGAAGATTTTGTCTGTAAAAACCTTTGTACCATTTACATAAAGGTCACAGATATATCTGAAGTTACACTTACCAGAGTTGTTTGATGTAACTGTTGTGTTTATTGGATTCGCAGAAGGGTAAAACTTACCTGATGTGAAGTTGCTTACTATAGTAATCGCCATTTGTTCTTTCTTACTTTATAGTATATGTAGAGAACTTTGTTGTATGTTTATGGCGTGTTGTTTAATCTATCAACTTGATTATTCATATATTGAGCCATACCTTCAGTGATTGCTTCACCTAAAATGTTTACTCTTGATTGAATCACTGAGTCAAAAAATGGTCTTGGTTTGATACCTTTTTTTACGATGTTTGTGGCAACACCCCAACTGTTCTGTATGCCTTTAGATGTAGCCCAAGGTTTGATGTGATAGGCAACACCTTTGATAGATGTTTGTCTAAAGTTGAACTGAGAGCCTCTTGCTACTTGAGTACCATTTACACCTTGGTCTACAAACTTACCATAGTCAGCCATAAAGAATGATATGTCGGCATCAGGTGTTTTGTCTTGCTCATAAGATATAGACCTCTTTAAGATGCCTTTATACTTGATAGGGTAAGCATCTATTCTTCTCAAGATAGCTGAGACAGTCTCGCGACCCCATTGGTCTTTAATCTGTTTAAGTAAAAGTAAAAGTTCTTCGTTCATAGTTTATGAGATGGTTTGAAAATTAAAATATGCTGTCGTGCTAGCAGTTACCCAAACACCACCTCTTACGACTTTACAAGTTGTTTGATATGCTGTACCTGATGTTGGATATGTTGTTTGTAAATCAAAACTTGCGCCTTGCCATTTTGATATAATCCAGTAACTGTTACCAACTTTAAGGTTGTTTTGGTCTGTCTCTGTGTTTGTTGGTGGTGAGACACCAACTGTAAAGTTCCAACTTGCGCCTGACGCAGAGAATATACTTATTTGTTTAGCAACACCAAGATAGTTTGACCAACCACCCCAAGTCAATGATTGAAGTTCATATAGACCAGAGACAAATGGCACACCATATGGTTCATTTGTCGCAGCATTATTTATGACTATATTTGGTACAAAGTAACCAGTTGGCACAGCACTTATAGAACTATAATATACAAAAGCTGTTGCTACTGGTGAGGCGCTTATTTTTGCTGTTGATGTAAACTTAAATGCGAACCACTCATCATCATTGATGTCATATGTAACTGGTGCCGTACCAAATCTCTCAATCTCATTGGTTCTATACACACCAACTTTACCATTATATCTTGGGTTTAAGTAAGCCATATATTAAAAAGTGTTTAAGGTTGCTCTCTTCCATCCACCAGAAGTTTTTACATAAATATAGTTGTCATCAAATGAGATTTGATTTGTAACACCTGTAGTATCAGCTGTAGATGTTGGTGTAAAGTTAGCACCAAAAACAGCCGCAGTCGCACCAGCAATTGACACACCTAAGATGGCTGGACCCGGTCTACTAAAACCTGTGTTGTTCGCACCTGAGAAAACCAAAGAAGGATTTACTATAGAACCAGTCGGCACGGTTACTCTTGTTGTATCAACTAAAAGGTTACCCACACCACCTACGGCGATACCAACTGAATCAGCACCAGCACTATACAAACCACTATTTATATCATTTGTAAAAGTAACTGAAGGTGTTGCTGATGAGCCATCAATCATTCTTATTTGACTCAAAGCATATATTGCTGAGTTGTCTATAGACAGTCTTGAAGAACCACCAGTTGTAAGAACTATATTGTCAGCAGCGTTTCTCCAAAAGCCTGTGTTTGTGTCATTTTGAAATCCTATACCTGGGTTTGTTGCCGAACCATCTCTAAACAAAGTAGTGTTTGGCGCAATCCATAAAGCTCTTGTACCATTTGCGGCTACACCAACTTCACCAGATGTAAGTCTATAGATACCAGTATCACTATCATCCAAGAAAGACAATGAAGGTGATGATTGTGTACCATCAGGTAAAGCCGACACAGATGTCAAATCATTTCTTACCCAAGTGTTGTCAGCAACTGCTTCATAAAAGTATTTACCATTATAGTACTTTTGACCTTGAACTGTACCAGTGATAGCGGTGCCTGAATAAGTACCACCACTAGACCAGTTTGTACTAGCTGTAAGACTTGATATGACAGTTTGATTTGTTACATAAACATCAAAGAAGGTAGCCGCAGATTGACCTGAAGTACCTGATGAACCTGATGAACCTGAAGTACCTGATGAGCCACTTGAACCAGATGAGCCACTTGAGCCACTTACACCTGAAGTACCTGATGAACCTGATGTGATACCAGGCGCAGATGTACCGCTTGTACCAGTAAGACCGCTTGAACCTGACGAGCCAGATGAACCACTTGTACCTGATGAACCTCTTGTACCTGATGAACCGCTTGAGCCAGATGAACCACTTACACCGTTTACACCGCTTGAGCCAGATGAACCGCTTACACCGTTTACACCGCTTGAACCTGACGAGCCAGATGAACCTGATGAACCTCTTGTACCTGATGAACCGCTTGAGCCAGATGAGCCAGAACTACCTGATGAACCTGAAGTACCACGAGTACCTGATGTACCAGACGAACCTGAAGTCGCAGAAGTAACAACGTTACCAAAAGACAAGTTACCAGCACCATCTGTTTTAAGTGCCTGACCTGAAGTACCATCTGTACCAGGTAGTTTGAATGATACACCTGATGTGCCATTAAAAATAAAACTGATTGAAGCAGTTGTACCGTTGTTTACAATCAACTCATCGCCTTGTATGTTTGAGTTCGCAGTGAACCCGACTTTCTTTTGTGTACCCATTATATATCGTTACTTTTTATGTTGAAGTTGTAGTCAGGGTCTTCACAGTAAGATGATTCAGCATTGAACTCTACATCTACAGTAAGTATCACACCACTCACGTCATCTAAGAATCTATCTGTAAATGGCACGATGTTTGGCAACTCAGTGATTGTGAATATGTCTGACTTGTCTTTTAAGAATCTTACCAATCTAAAAGCCACTTCTTCACAATCTGAGATGACTTTGTTTTGATTTGATTCACCAGCGGCAGATACAAAAGTTAAATCATAGATTAAAATCTGATAGCTTCTTGTCAAAGCATAATCACCTACAGTTGTTTGTGTTGGATTGACCCACATACCAGGGTAAACTTGCTTTACTTTAGGCTCGCCATTCTCATTGTAAAGTTGACCGAATCCATACTGATTTATGTTTGGGTCTGCTTGAGACCATTGGTTGAACACAGTGTTCATACCGTTCTGACTTAAATACCCTATACTCATACTGAATATGTTTTTGTTTTGTTTGTTTGTTTTTTAAGATGGCTTACTTAGTTTGTAACTAAGATGATTGAAGATAGCTTTGATAGGTAGGTCATAATAAGATTGTATCTTTATTAAGTCACCATCAGCCAACTTAGACAACATATCATATAAACCCCAGTTCTTCTGGAAGTTGGCTAGTCTTGACTCTTCGTAGCCTGCTGGGTCTGGGTCATCTTCATAATCATCTGACCCATCTTCTTCATGTCCGTTTGTAAATAGTCCGCTAAAATCGGCATAAGTCCGATTACGAAACTCGAAAAAAAAAGAACTGCGCCATTCACAATCTCGATTGACAGTTTGTCTCTAAACAATTCAGACCTTTTTACAAAGCCGTGTGATTTGTGTTCTTCAATATAGTAGTCATCACCTACTTCTTTTACGATAGGTCTAAATATAAGAGCCGCATAAAGATGTAGATTGTCTATCGGTTCTGACTTCCAGTTCTCAGCATCAATCCATTCACCAGCAGTGATGAAGTTTAAGTCAGGTATCATACCATACTTTACACCATCAAGTTCAAACTTTAAGACAACTTCTGAACCGACTTCTTGAGATAGAAAAGACAGTTGTTTTTGAAAGTTTTGGAACTCTCTGAGACCCAGTGCTCTAATCTCAGCAGGGTCTCTATCTGTCAAGATAGACAGTCTCTCTATAAATAAACTTACTTCATTGTCTGTTTGTATCGAAGTAAGTTCTTGGTACTGGCCGATTGTAACCTCTGACCATTTTGTTTTAATCTTGTTCATATCTTTTTTTTATTTTTAGTAGTCTAAGAACTCTATATCAAAGTCATAGTCGTTTGTTCTTTTTGTTTTTGTTGTGTAGGTATAAACCGCATATCTTGTGGCAGACAAACCATCATCAAACAACTTGATAGGTTCATCAGTCTTCATCTCGTTTACCATACGCCATTTGTACTTGCGAAGTTCATCTAAGGTTCTGATTGAGTCAGAGTGAATAAACATCTTGTAAGACTTCATACAATCTATACCTTGCTTGACCTCCTTCATTGATGAGGTGATGTCAAAGCCTGCTCTTCTTACAGCTTCAATCGTTTTAGGTTCAGCAGAATCACCAAACATCCTTCTTTCTTTTTCTACACCTAAGTCAATCATCTTTTGAATCAAGTCATCTGTTGTAAGGTACGACTCGTGTATAATCTCTTTGACCCAGATACGCTTAAAGTTTGTATCAATCCAAACCTTCATTATGGCTGAAGGGTGATTCCAACCCCAGTCAGCACCATAGATTATATCTTCAAACTTAGCGTGTTGTTTGCCTTCTTCATCTATCTCATAAAGTTCATCTTCTGACGACCAGTAAGAGTAAGAGTTGTAAACAAGTTCATTGTTTTTAGCAGGTAAGCCTAAGCCATATACAGACCATTGGTCTTCATCAGTATCTTTGTAACTTAGAATCTGATTGATGATAGATTGTTCTAAGAACGGATTGTCTTTGAAGGTAGAGTGTAAGTATAAGCAATCAGGATTCGCCATCAGTTTAAGTGAGAAGTGTAAGGCATCAGAAGGGTTTTGAGCCATAATGATTTTCTCTGTAGTTCTCATAAACAACTGGTCTGCTTCTTCTTTGCTAATCTCATTGACCTCATCTATAAAGATGACATCGTGTTTTAGACCTCTTAGTTTGATTGACTGGTCGATTGATATAAACTGTACTGTGTTGTCGTTCAGTGTATAGAAGTTGTTTGTTTTATTGTGATGTTCTTCTTTGTAAATCTCATAATCTTTAAGCATCTGAATGAACTCTCTCATCGCACCTAAACGCAAAGACGGGAATGTCTTACGAGCGATTGTAA